TTCAACCACACCACCAGTATACTGGTTATAATTATTTTTCATGTCTGTATGTGGTAATACTTCAGAAACAATATGTGCGTTCTTAACTTGAATTGTTTCTTCATCCCCATAAGGCATAAATGGTGTGAAGGCAATTCTTACCTCTTGACCAGATCCTGGCGATTGTTGCATAGGAACAATCACGAATGGTTTAATAAATGAAGTATGTGTATCTGTCATGTCACCCTTTTCAGTAATCACATCTTCGCCACTTGATAATCTAAAAATTTTAATATTTGCCATTAGTATAACCTTATCCTTTTTCCGTGATGATTTTTGCCTGCGGATTCTTTTTTCCATCTTCTTTTCGCAGAGTTCTTAGAGAGTCTTCGTCTTTCACTTCTACCGATATAGTGCTCTCTTTCCTTAACAAGATTTAATCTTCCGTCATCTTGTAATTTCTTTTTCAAAATTCTTAATGCCTTTTCGACATTATCCTTTTGTACTGTAACAGACATACCATCAATGGTAATCTGTTTTATATCTTTATTATAATTTGCTTTTCTAACTTTCTTCACCGACACCTCCATCGTATCTGTATAGTTCATCGTAGTTTCCATGTTCACAAAATCTATAATGACCATGACCCAAATATTGTAATCCCCATGGAGAAAACCATCTTTCTCCAGCAATATAATAGATACCCAAAGATCTTAGGTATTCTTCACCAAAGATTTTTTCTAACATCATAATCCCCTGTGTTCAGATAATTTTTCTACTGCTTGAAAAACTAAATTGTCTACAGTTTCAGTGCCTTCGACTCTTAATTCTTCTAAGACTGTCATAAAATCGTCAACTGACATAGATGTTACTTCATCTAATAAATCTTCTTTTACTTTTTCATTGTTTAAATTACTCATATTCACCTCTATAATATTCTGTTACATAACACTCATCACCAAAGTTCTCATCTTCAAAATCAAAATCTTGTTGACAATAATAATTATCGCCACCAGCATAATCATCTAATGCTACTTTAGCATCTCTATAATTATAGTATGAACCCAACATAAATGCCATACCATTTTTATTTTTTTTCATAAATCTGACTTCGCCACCATCCCAAGACTCTAAGAACATGTCATCCTTCTCATACAAGACTTGATATTTAGAACTCTCAAAACTGTGACTATAATTATTCATCATCTTTTGAAAATCGCTTTTTGGTTTACTCATAATATCTCTCATTTATTTACTTATACAACTATTATGCCTTATTGGACGAAAAATGTCAACTATAATCTTTCCTTATAACTCATTGATTTTACTAGTATTTGTAAAATAGTTTAAAATAACTCTATAATGAAATACTAATATAAGACCATTCAGAGTAGGTTTCTATTATAAATAGTCGAACGAGAAATGTCAAGAATTATTTTTTATGGACTTTTTTACTTTTGTTGGTGATGTTGGATTCCCGATTGCTGGTGCTTTGGCAGCAGGACTTTTTGTGTTTATCACATTAAAGTTTATATTGGCATCTGTAACTGGATCCATCAATAGTTTAAAGAATATAATTTCTGCGTTAGATAATAGAGTACAGACTATGAACAATGATTTGATTAAGATTGATGCTCTGTTAAGTTATGTTTTAAAAATAAGACCTAATACAGATAGGATTGCTGCAAACGAAGGTAAAGATGATGCGAGAAGAGATTAATGGAAAATGAATTAGTAAATGTAATAAAAGAATTCGGATTCCCTATTATCGCAGCAGTAGGATTAGGATATTTTGTATATTATATTTGGAGATGGGTAACAGAAGAAGTTAAACCAGTTCTAGGTGAAGCAACCACCACTCTAATTAAATTAGTTGATAGAGTGAGAATGTTAGATAATGATATGATAAGACTCAACACAAAATTAGCAATGGTTCTAGAATACAAAGATGAAATAGAACAAGCGACTGGTAAAAAGTTGGGCGAAGATTTAGACGATATTTTAAGGTCACAAAAAAGTCATTCGGAGGATTTTAACTCCACAGGAGAATGAGAGATGAGATTTATTTTTACTTTTGTTATGATAATATTGATGACATCAGTAAAAGCAGAGTTGACGCATAATTTTAAGAACCCCTCTTTTTCTGGTCAAGGTTATTCGAACCATGTACTTGCCATTGAGCAATTACAACATCAAAGAAAAAAAGAAAGACAAGATAAAATAGATTCAGATGCTGCTAAAGCAAAAAGGGAAGCAGATTCACAAACACTTGCTAAATTCCTTAACAATGTAGAATCTAGAATCTATGCACAGTTGTCTAAACAATTAGTGGACAACATGTTCTCTGATACTGGTGAATCATCAGGTACAGCAGAAATAGAAGGTGCTACTGTTTATTGGATTAAAGATGCAACTACAGATACTATTACTGTCCAAATAACTGAAACAGCAGGAACGATGACAGAAATTGTTGTTCCGTTGAGTGGGTTTGGATTCTAATGATTAAACTTTTTTTACTTTTAACTGGTATTTGTTTAACTGGTTGTGCTGGTACACATCAGAAACCTGATTGGACTCCACCACAAGTATCAGAATCAGCAATTAAAAGTGTATTAGAATCTGCTCCAAAACTTGATGGTAAGAAAATTACAATTGCTGTTTATAGTTTTAATGATAAAACTGGACAAAGGAAACCAAGTGCAAACTTTAGTCAACTGAGTAGTGCTATCACACAAGGTTCAGAAATGTGGTTGATTAATGCTCTCAGAAAAGTGGGCGAAGGAGAATGGTTTCAAGTTGTAGAAAGAGTAGGATTAGCAAATCTAGTAAAAGAAAGACAATTAATCAAGTCTACAAGAGGTGTGTACGAAGGTGATAAAGCACCTCAATTAAAACCTTTGCTATTTGCTGGACTAATAATTGAAGGTGGTGTTGTTTCATATGAGTCTAATGTAGAATCTGGTGGTGCTGGTGCTAGATACTTTGGACTTGGAATGAGCACACAATATCAAATACATGAAGTGACTGTTGCTATGCGTTTAATTAGTGTACAGACAGGAGAAATTTTATTATCTGTTGCAACCGAAAAGAGAATTGCTAGTTACAAAACAAGTGCAGATTTCTTTAAATTCATTGACTTTGGTTCAAAGGCAATGGAAGTTGAAGTCGGTTCGGCAGTCAATGAACCAGTCAATTATGCTGTTCGTAGTACAATTGAACAAGGTGTAGTTGAACTATTATATGAAGGAGAGAAAAAAAACCTTTGGAACTTTAGGAGAAAATAAATGATAAGGGCACAAATTATATTATGGTCACTTGTGCTTATGTCTTCAATTGCTGTTGGTAACGACATTTATATACAACAGTCTGGTGATAACTTAGATTTAGATATAACTCAAGATGGACAAAACAACATAGCAGGAACTAGTACAACTGGAATATCGTTGATTGGTAATAATGTGACATTCAATATAGACCAAGTTGGAAATGCTAACATAATAAGCACAACCATAAAGGGTAACACATACACAGGTAACATTGACCTTACAGGTGACAGTAACGATGTGGCATTACTTTGTGATGCTAATGGTTCATCAAACTGTGAAACTGTTTCTATGAGTATTGATGTTACAGGTGATAGTGCTGACATCAATGTAACTATTGGTAGCAGTGCTGATGCTAAAAACTTTGTTGGTACAATAGATGTTACATCTGCTGCAGATGAAACTATTACATTAACAGTAAACGCAGAAAATGCTGATGCTGATATTGATGTTACAAACTCTAGTGGTTCAGCAGGCAACACAGGAACTTATTCACAAACTGGTGATGGAGATTCTGCTGGTCATAGTTTAAAACATACTCATACTGGTGATGGTGGATTAACAGTCATTAATCAATCAGGAATATATGATAATAAAATTGACTTAACTACAAGTGGTGATGGTGCTGAAGTTAACATTACACAAAGCGACTAGTTTTATATTATTATTATTGCTAGCACCTATGTCCCTTGCTGGGATTGGTGAGGTTATTCAACAGAAAGGTGAAGCATCAATTGAAAGGAAAGATGGTGGTACACTGACATCAGATAAAGGTGTTAGTGTGGAGAGTTATGATGTCGTCAAAACAAAAGCAGGTAGACTTGCTATTGGTTTTGTTGATGACACTAGAGTTGATGTAACAGAAAACTCTAAACTTATTATTGATGAGTTTGTTTACGATCCAGATACATCTACTGGTAAGTTATCACTCAAAGCATCATTTGGTACTATAAGATATGCGTCAGGTCAGATTGCTAAAAACTCAAGAGCAAATGTAACAATAACAACACCAACAGCAGTAATTGGTGTTCGTGGTACTGACTTTTCAATGACAGTTGATGAGACTGGAAGTAGTACAATTATTTTGTTACCCAGTTGCGATTCTAATGGTGATTGTATTGTAGGAGAAATATCAGTACAATCAGATGTGGGTATAGTAATATTAACTCAAGCATTTCAAGCAACAGTTGTAGAAACTCAAAAAAGTAAACCACTTAAACCACTTATACTTTCTGTTGATGAAAGTATGATTAATAATCTTTTAATTATTAGGAAACCAGTAGAGTTAGAAGAATTCTATGAAAGAGAAGGAATAACAAGATTAACAGAATTCTTAAACATAGACTTCTTAGAGTTTGATGAATTACACTCAGACTATCTGGCAGAACAAGATGATGCGTGGATGACTGATTTAGATATAGATTATCTGGGACAAAATTATTTAGCAGATGTTTTAGATTTAGTCAACCAAGCACTAACAAGATTAATGCGTGGACAATTAGATGCGAAAGAGGGAACACAATATGGTAAAGATCCTGAAACTGGTATAGAATTATACGACCAAAACCCAGACTGGGTAGTTAGACGAGAGGATGGATTAGGAAACTTCTTTGAGTTAAGATTAAATCAAGGCACTGGATATAATATCAATATGCAACAAAATGATTTCGAATACAGAGATTATCAACTTGGAGATGGGCAGAATGAAATCGACATTATTCAAACTCAGTAGTTTATTATTTTTGTGTAACATATCATTTGCTAATGAGATTTATATAAATCAAGTAGGTGATAATGTTGACATTGACATAACACAAGATGGTCAAAATAATAGAGTATCAACAAAAAGCACAGCACAATCAAATGCAACCATATATGGTAACAATCAAACTATAAATTTTTCACAAACAGGTGATAATAATAAAATAGGTTTATACAAACATTACTATGGTTCAGATGGACAAACATCTGGTACAATGACAGCAGAACAAGAAGGCAACAATAATACCTTGTATCTAGATAATCATGGTGACAATAATAATATAAGTGCTATACAAAAAACACATAACTCAATTATGGATTTAGAAATAGATTATGATAATAACACAGTTGATGCTAGACAAAAATGTTCTGCAGGTTCAAACTGTGAAGAAGACAATATGACACTTAATGCTTATCATGCAAATAATAATACAATAAACATGGGACAAGGTTATAATATTAATACGAATGGGCAATGGGAATATGATGGAACAGAACATGGTGGTCATAATATGAATTTATATGTAAGTGGTGATAGAAATAATATAACTTTATCAAGTAGAAATAATGACTCAAACACAGAACATACTCAAAGTGTTAATATATATTCAGATGATAATGATGTACAGATACAACAAACACATAGTGATGATAAATCTGCTACACTAAACATTTACAATGATGATAATATTGTTTATTGGAAACAAACAAAAAATTCTGGACATACTGGGACAGTAAATTTAAATGGTTCATATGGAACTAATCTAAGTATAACGCAAAAAAGTAATACAACAGCACAATCTTACACACTTACACAAGATTGTCAAACTTCAGGTGGTTGTTCAATATCAGTCACCCAACAGTGATACTTTTTCTCTGTTCGCTAAATGCTCTTCTTTAATATCTTCTTTAGATTGACCATAGTATCTTACTGCGTGATGTTTCTCTACCAAATAATCATTGACAGATTGTTCAGCAAAAGTTGATGTTCTCCAAAAACTTCCAAGGATACGACCAAACTTACCTTCAGCATCTTTATTAGTTTTCATAATAATATTATCATCTAACATATTTTCTAAAAACATTTTTGCTGCGAGTCCATACTTTTTTTCTTCCTTATCTCTTGTTCTAGATTCTGGTGTATCAATACCATAAAGTCTAATTCTTTCATTCTTCATCCAGATACCAAAACCCAAATCAATATCTACATCGACAGTATCACCATCAACTACTCTTCTTATATCTACACGATACTCATACATTTTTCTTTTTCCTTTTTGCCACAGTTGTATATACTTTAATTTCTTCTGTCTTACCTTTTACATTAATCTTATCTATATATAAGAACTCACCTTGACCTATGGCATCAACAGTCTTTTGACCGATTACCAGAGTGTGTCCAAGAGTCTTAGAGGAACTTTCTAATCTACTTGCTAGATTGACATCATCACCTATTACAGAATAATCAAATCTTTGGTCACTACCCATATTACCAACTAATGCCTCACCTGTATTAATACCAATACCAATTTTAATCTCAGGAAGTTCTTCTACTTTGAGTTGCATATTTAACATCTTTAACTCATCCATCATTACTTTAGCAGACTGAACTGCCAACTCAGCATGATTGTCCACATCAAGTGGTGCGTTCCAGAATGCCATAATACAATCACCCATAAATTTATCAATCGTTCCACCATGACTAATAATTACATCAGTCATTTTTGTTAGGAATCTATTGATAAGTTTTGTAAGTCCTTCTGGATTGCCTTTATACTTTTCAGAGATAGGTGTAAATCCACGAATGTCACAAAACAAGAATGTCATATTTCTTGTTTCGCCACCAAGTTTTAATAAGTCTGGATTCTTTTGTAATTTTTGAACCATTGCTGGTGCAAGGTAATGTTCAAACTGTTTCTTAATTTGTTGTTTTAATTTAAACTCTAAAATAAAACGATTAAAAAGTGCATGCATTCCTACTAAAATAATAACAACAATAGG